GCATCCAACGTTTTATAAACGAGAGAAAACAAAAGTTATCTGCGAAGGTAAATTCGATGAAGCATGGATTTATCTTTATCCCGGTGCTGATAAGTATCCTAAAATTGATGATGGAGAGTGGAAGTAATTATTATTCTTTAAATATTTTTTCAAATTCTTCCTCAAAAATTTGTTTCCTATGTTGTTCATTGAAGAAAGGCATACCCCAAATGATATATTCTTTGTTTTCCCAAAGCTGTTCTACTTTGTGGTCGGCTTTCAGAACTTTAAGAAATTCTTCCTTCCATTTATCATGCTCAAATAGGTGTTGCCCTTTCGGTTCAATAAATATCTGGTAGTGCAATGACACCTTCTTTTTCTTATCGGTAAGGAATAATAGAAAATCGGGTTCTAATGGTCTGCCATCATCAAAGTTGTAAATCTTAAAGTGTCTTTCATTTCTCAACAAATAGATTTCAGAAAACTTGGACTTTAATTTATCGTAAGTTTTATTGATGAATTTGACAAGATATTTTTCTTCAGTTGTTCCATAGTTATCATTGAAAACAAACCAATCCTTTTGGCTTAAATCAATTCGCAGGTCTTCATTTTTAGTTTCACTCTGCCCAATACCATATTCTTTATCTTCACTGTCGCTGATGGCAATATTGAGTTTTTTGTCTTTGAACTTCTCTTTAATCATGTGCGGCTTAAACTCTTTAGTGCCTTTGAACTCGATTTTATCTGATTCAATTAGTTGGGCTATATCCTGCAACACTTTTATAGTTGCTTCTAATTTTTCCTGAGGTGTTAAATTTTCGACTTGTTCTTTAGTGCCATCTACTTCGATTTTTACATTGCCTAAGTAATCGGGTGAAGTGATGAACTCTGTAATTGAATTTAGATTTGGCAAGTGCTTTTTGAGGTTGTTGAACTGGTAGAACTCTAATTTATTGATTGCTTTTCGGATAACAGGAATACCGAATGAAATGAGGTTGTAATCTTTTTGCTTACGTTCTACATTTGTGTTGCTCTGCCTTTCAAATGCAACCGTTGTTCTTGTGTAACCTGTTTTTAATGAAACCTGATGTTTTTTATTGATGAGGGTTGATGACAAGCTGAAAATATCGGAACGGTCATATTTCTTTTGTTCATTGATGAATACAAAACCTGTTTTGTAGAATGGGGTTTGCTTGAAACTCTCTTTGAGTTTTAAATCAACTTCCCTTGTTTCTTTGGCTTTGATACCGATTTCTTCAAGTGCTGTGTTCAACTCGTCAATGTAGCGTGGATTGTAGGCACTATGGTAGTAAAGCTCTTCACAAATTCGCATTTCGTTGTCAAGGTCATTATCAAATTTTCGGGTGTAGGGGGAATGTTCCTCTGTGATTTGGAAAGGACAATATCTTGCACCCCTACCAATCAACTGTGCTTCTGACATGGTGGTTTTACCGGGCTTACCTTGTTTAGCATCCCTGGTATTGTATAAACGAACAATATCAAAGAGATTGAGAACGTCCCAACCTTCATTTAATTTATCCACAGCAAAAACTGCCCTGTATTCGTTTGCTTCATCTTCAAGCGTATTAACTGCAATCTGCTTTTCTTCGCTTTCGTCTTTGCTGTTTACAGTAATACACTTTTCCTGTGAGAAGTCGTTCTTTAACTCTGTGGCGAGATTTTCAAGTGTGATATTGTTATCATCAAAGTATTGGAATGCCTTTTTGATAACTGGGTTGGTATTACGTTTTTTGATTTTCTCTAAAAGTTCGGGTTTCAGATTTTTTACTGTGGTTATGAATTGCTCGTAAAATGCCTGACTTTCCTTTATAGTTTTTGATTTAAAGAGGATTACAGGCTTAATGCGTTTCTTGTTTTTCTCGAAAACTTTACGTCTGTATTGGCTTAAAACAATGCCCTGCAAAGCACGGTCTATTTCTGAAAGGTCTGCTTGCAGCACTTTTACTTCTTTAGAATAACCATCAGCACGAAACTGTTTTAAAGGATAATCAAAAAGCAATTTATCGAAATACTTTTTACCAATTTCGGGGTCGGATAAATCGGCTGTGGCGGTGAACTCTAACAATATGTTTTCGCTGTTTGCCCTGAAAATTTTATTTACGGTTCCTTCCCAACTAATAACTTCCTCAACTTCTTCCTTGCTCAAATCAGCCCCTTTCTTTGTTTCGGCATTGATGTGGTGGGCTTCATCAGAAATAAGGACAATGTTTTTATCTACAAAATCATCATAAGTAAGTTGGGTTTCTTTGGGAGTATTTAAGCGGGAATGCAAGCCCTGAATGGTGGTGAAAACAATGTTGATGTCGTCTTGATTTGCTGCCTGAAAGTTTTCTACTTCTTTGATACGAACCTTTTTTTCGCCGAAAGAAATGGTGTCACTGAAAAGGTATTTAGAGGAATTGGGGTTAAGAAAATTATCACGGGTTTTTTCAATGATGTTTGAGCTATTGACAAAGAAAATGAAGTTGCGATACCCTTTTTGATAGAGGTATAACATACACCCTGCCATGACCAATGTTTTACCGCTACCTGTTGCCATGTGAAAAAGCAACTGTGTTGGCTTGGTGCGTATTCTGTCATTGTCAATGTAAAATATAAATCTTGCAAATGCTTCAATTTGATATGGTCTTTGCCCGTAACCTTCCCGAAGGTTGGACAAAATAAATTCCGGTGCTTCTAACTGAAGAAGTCCTAATTTGATTGCACCTGTGATGTTATCGTTGAGGGATTGCATTTACAAATTGTTTAAATAGGTAATTAGCTCTAACGGGGGCTTACTTGTTCTGATTGGACACAACCAAAATTCACGCCTTGCGAAAGCCCAAACCCTTTGACTTGCGGGTTTTGCATTTATTGCTGCAACTAATGTTGGTTTGTCAATCCAAGCTACAAAATATGTGGTGTTTAAGTAAGCACGTGCATTTAATGAATCGTATAAATACTCTATATCATCACTTGTCAAGTCAACATTTTGTTGTTCAAGCCAAGTATCTTTTGCTTTTCTGTTTTGCTGATAGTAAATTTGAAGGTGAACATCACCTTTTAAATCTTCAATATTCTTTGTCCTTTTTATCAATTTAATATCTCGAACCTGAATAGCCCTTTCAATAGTTTCATCAACATCTGGTATAAGTGATGTTTTTAATTCAATATTCTTTCCCTTGTAGAAAAAGTCAATATCCATATTATCATCCTCAACTAACAAATTTGTGGTTTCAAAAAATATGTTGTGAGATTGAGCCCACTTTAATATCGCATACTCACCCACATAGCCTCTAATCATACAATCAAATTGTATATTTCTGTGTCTGTTCCTTAAATTGTCAAGTTGTGCAATATCAAAGTTATCTTTAGCTTTTTGTATGCAAACCTTCACTTCATCTTTTGTGAGAGTGAATTTTATTATATTTTCGATAGTGACCATTACGATACTTTTAGTTTATAAAATTCAAGGTTTAGTTTTTTCAATTCTTCTGAAATGCCAAAATCAGTGTCATCTATGTCAGAAAAGCATGTATAAATCTGATTCTTATCAATTAACTCAAAAATTATTTTGCGTAACTCATTTGGCGTTAAACCTTCAGTTTCATTTATTCTGTAATCATGTTTAAGTTGATATTTAACAACAGGTAAGGAAATAACTTCATTAAAGAGTGCTTTGAGTTTTTCATCCGGCACAGTCTTAATCTTTTTTAATAAATCAGAAAATGACTCCAACAACTCTAAATAAAGAAATGAATCATTTGTTTTATTGAGTTTGATGTAGTTATGAATCCTCTTTACGGTAACATTTTCAACGTAATCAAGCTGCTCAACCAAGATGAATCTTCTATTTGACCCCTCTTCCTTATTTAGTTCCAAAACAGCTTGACCTGTTGTGCCTGAACCCGCAAAAAAATCCATAATAATGTCATTGTCTTTTGAAGCAACTCTTACTAAAGTTTTTATCAAGTTAATGGGCTTCGGATAACTAAAAGGATAATCACCACCAAACATTTTTTTCAAGTCACTGTTTCCCTCTTTATTTAGAGCAACATCATATAATATTGAAGATAAATTTCTGCCCTTTTGAATTATGTTACCATTGGAATCTTTTCTCAAAACCCCCTTTTCTTCGTTTAGGTAAATCTTGTAAAATACTTTCCATACACCATCCTTGTTTTTTTTAAAAACTATACGATTATCAGATAACCTTTCTTTGAAAGTGGTCAGATTACACTTCCACTGATTTTCATCACCTTTAAGAATTGATCCATCAGGACATTCAATATCATAATGCAGCCCCGGACTGTCGCTTAGTGATGGATCATTCAAGTCCTTAAGTGCATACTTTCCGTGGGTTTTTACTTTCTCATCCTCATATTTATAGTTCTTAAGAGTTTCTTCATTAAGAGGTAGCTTATATATACCATTTAATTTTTTTCTATATGTGATTATATATTCATGTTCAACTGCAATATCTTCAGAATCATTACCACCACCCGCTTTTTTACGCCAAATGAGTTGTGTGATAAAATTTTCTCTCTTAAAGATTTCGTCACAAAGAACCTTTAAATAACAACTTTCTCTATCATCACAGCTTATGAATATTATACCATCATCTCTAAGTAGTTCATGAGCAACCTCAAGTCGATTTTTCATAAACGTCAACCAAGAGGAATGATTAAAACTGTCATTGTAATTAAAGCCATCACTACCAGTGTTATATGGCGGGTCTATGTAAATTACTTTTATCTTACCACCGTAAATCTTTTTTAGTGAGTGAAGTGCAATGAGATTATTTCCCTTAATAATTAGGTTATCTTTTATGCCAACATTTGATACATAGGGATTCTCGTTCTTAGAGAATCGCTTAAAACCTCCAAATGCCTTTGGCGAAAGCAATCTATCAATTTCATTGGGGGCAAGTATCTCATTCCAAAACATTTCGTTTCTTGACTCACCCTCCAATTTTTGCCCACCTTCCAAAACACAATCTTTGTAGGGCCATGATAGGACAACTTCTTTCTTTTCTGAAATAAATTCATCATCAATAGTAAGACCAATATTGTTTTTGAATGCTGTGTAGCTGTCGGGTAGAAATTCTTTGTTGCTGACAAACTTCATGAATTTGATTTTGTCGAATACTAACACGCCATCTACGTCCTGAAAAAAATGCTTTTTGATGGCGGGGTGCTTTAACAACAATGCAAGCAAACCTTTATCAAGAGCTAAGCCCAACTCAATGATTTTGTTTTTCATGAGTTTGCCGTCCACCACCAACCGTTCATCGGCTGTGAGTAATTCTTTGAGGTCGTTCAACAGGTTTTGCATTTGTATATAGATATTTTGTTCAATATGTCGAATTCATAAAAAGCTAGGATAAGATAGCTCTTTTGGATTTGTGAAGTATTGTTCCCGATAGCTATCGGGAAGCTTACTCGTTGTCCGTTTGTTTTAAAGCATTTATGTCTGTGTTCAACTGTCAAAATGATTTACTTATTTATCGTTTTACCCAGGTTTTTTTAAGTTTTTTCGTAATAACCCTTCTTAATTTAATAAATATTAGTTAATTATTCAAAATTAATACTACAAACACATATTTCGAAGCAAAAAATATTTACAACCAAATATATTTTTTTATCCTACCTTAACAACTTACTAAAAATATCTTACAACCTCACTTATTCAAATGCTGAATGTAAAAAACTTTAAGAACCTGCACGATCTTCTCGATATCTTCGTTCTGAATCACCAGGAATGGTCGTGCAGGAATATTGATGGTTACCTCACCAATTTTAAATTTCCGTTCAATTGTCCTTGATGATAAAGCTTTCTTTTTTGCAAATTTGTATTTATACCCTGTTTTTTTGCTGCCGGAAACTTTCCACTTTGCCGAGCCCTCTCTTGCTGATAGTTTTATCTGACCTCCAAACTGATGTATTCTTGCATAGGGAAGATTGGAGCCAATTGCAATGCTGATTCTGTTCCCTTCTTGAATAACCTTTACATAAATTGATTTAGCCAGAGCTGATGTGTCCAGCAAAGTTTTCCCTGATGATGATTTCCCTTTGTATCCTTTATCTTTTTTTGCTCTGCGAGAAACTTTCCATTTCTGGCTTCCACCACCCCAGATATTTTCGTTTCCATATCTTCCGCCCTGCTGGAAATTTTCGTCAATTGAATTTTTAATTATCATGCGGATCTGCCTAAGCACAGTTGTGTAATCAACGTTTTCGAATTTCGAAGTAAACCTCTGAACCCAACGTGCAAGTGATTCTTCGGGCGTCATTGCAGAAAACCTTTTAATGCTTGACGAATATCAGGTGAGTATTTTGATAAATCAGGAGTCCACTGCTGAGCAGGATTAGAATCGAATCCTTCATCAGGGTTTATTTGTGATATTTTCTTTTTGATGATTTCTCCATCAGGGTTAACAAATTCAACCTTATCGGATTTTCTACTCACCTTGATCTTTTTTTTCCTGATATCATCTTCAGAAAGTGATTTAACCCTACAGCGGCAATTGTATCCAGATGGCGGGTAATGCGTAGTCCAGAATGAATCATTAGCTTTGAAAGTTACTTCGTTTAAAGCTGCATGCGAAGCTCGTGTTCTTGAATCCAGAACCGCAAGATACTGCCAATAAGGGAAATCATCAACTGTTTCAAGCATATCAAAAAATCGTCCAGCCATGTAAGCACTTTGTAAATTAGTCCTGTAAATAGTATCAATTCTGAAAGCTGAACCATCTGCCCTTGTTTGATACCCATTATCTATAAGTATATCTTCAATCTTATTAGTGAATTCTCTTATTGTTGAGCCATCTTTCAGGGCAGTTACTAATTTGTCTTTAAACAGCTGAAGGATGTCAGCAGAAGAAACTTTTGCAACTGTGAAAGAATGTTTACGAATCAAGTCAGCTTGTTGTTTCCAATCCCACGAGATGGTTATCCCTTGGGATTCGAGAAACTTAACAGCATCCTCGGGTGATTTATCGAACGCCAGTTCAAGGAATTCAATAAGAACAGACAAAGATGCTTTTTTGTTGTAAATTCTTGTTGAACTTTGAACTTCGATATCTCTTCCGGTTTCTCTCATATTGGAAAATCTCCCAACGAGTTCAGACGTAAACAGAAGGTTTACCATTCCTGACTCAAAAGTCTCTGTATCAAACTTCTTCAACATATTGCTGATTTTTTCAATTGCAGATTCAATTGAGTCAGCATCTTCAAGATAATCAAACAGTGGCTTTGACATTTTGATGAATTCATTTGATTTTGCTTTCAGCCTTGAATCAACAGCACTATCAATCAAATCTTGGTCCCAAAATTTGGGTGATGCATTGAAAAACTTAACAAGAGATTCTATTACAACATTGATGAATGGTTTCATTTTGATGCCAAATGAATAATTTTTAATAACAGATTTTCTTTCTCCTTTGAGTTAGCATCCTTAAATTTATCATCAACAGCCAACAGCAATTCAGTATTATTTTTAAATTCACCTTTTCTGAGCTTCTCAACAATAGATTCTATGCGAATATCTGAAGTCATTTGAGCAGGCTGAAATGATTGAGGATCAACAACATCAAACTCATCTTCAGGAATGTTGTATTCCCTGCTGAGATAAGGCTTTTTGAATCTTACGCCAAGCTTATCAACAAGTATAGCATCTCTGGCAGCCAGCTCTTGATTAATATCTTCCTCAACATAAAATCGAAATTCAGGTGCAACAGCATCATTGAAATTAACTTCAATTATCCATCTGATAAGATTATTAAAGACTTCTACAACTGATTCTTTTTGCTCGGCAATAACTCTTTCGTATTCATCGTTAGAACTTTTATCAGTTCCAAGTTTTCCCGGTGTGGCAATAGTTGTTGCTGTATGACCAGTGAAAATCCTGCTGATACCTTCGTTGCAGTAATCAAGAAGCAATTTATAATTATCAGTATTTTGAGCCGAGCTTGGAGAGGTCAAATTTGTGTCGATTTCTTTTGGCAAAACCAATACTGCATCTTGAGTCTGATTCTTCAATAAATATACTATTTTACCTGCAGCAACTTCTGCGGAATCATTTGGATAAAGCTGGGACAAAATGCCAGAATCATACTGACTGATAACCCATGGCATTCCATACTTCTCAAGAAATACATTAAAAAACTGCAAGGCATTCTTCTTGAAAAACACCAGCCAGTAACACCTGGATACAAGGGATTCCCCATAAGGATTCTTAAGAGTTGGGTTATATCGCGGATTCAATACTGTATAAACCGGGACAGGGACATAATCCATAATATCGTTTCCTTGCCTCATCAGTATTTGTCCATCAATGTTATATTTAAATAGCTCTAAAGGATAGTTGAAAATCTGAGAAGGCAATTGATACTTCCCTGAGAAACCCCATTCAACAACAAGGAATTGCCTCCCATAGCAGATAGTCTTGACTATGTTTTGAATTGTGTTCTTGATATTGCCATTAATACTTAGAGAAAGAAAAGCTGACCTGACAGCATCATAAACTTCATCTTTAGCCTCTCCCTGATATATTTCCCATTTGTAACCCGTTACTGCCCGGACTATTTTATTAACACATGTATAAACCATGTCATCAGCCATAATTTCTTCGTAAAAACTCCATTCATTGAGCACGTTTGATTTTCTGAGAATACGATCAACATTCGGGAGTATATCGTTGAACGAAGCTCCAAGGGTAATCCTCAGTTGATCAACATTTTTTATTGATTCTATTTGGTTCATCTTAAAATCCTTTAAGTAAATTTTTCATATTAAATCTTGAACTATCATTATTACCGGGGCTGTATTGACCGCCGGGCAGGACTACATTTGAATACCTCATATAATTCAAAGCATGTACAATCGAGTCAACAATATCATCATGCTGGCTTCTGGGGAACTCAGAGCATTCTTCAATTATTGTTGAAGTGAACTGTGCGTGAATTGGGAGAAACACTTTATGAGCTTCCAGTAGAGGTGTTACTAAACTTGCACGCTCTTCCTTTGAGCCATTAGCCGCAACAGCCTTTATCGGGATTGAAGTTTCACGCTGCAGGTCCTGAATAAGACTCTGCCCTGAAGCTTTATCTTCAATCAATACTACTGCTGGTCGCCATTTGTTATAAAGTAGTTGAACCTGTCTTTTCAAATCCGGGTAAATAATTTTATCTCTGAACATGTCAACAAGATAGAAGCCGGTTGCAGTTTTTGTCCATGTTGTACAAACAGAATAATCGTTCATCTGTTTGTCTTTAAAACCGGTGTCCCAGCTTTGTATTACAAAAGTAGACGCGGGTAACTCTTCGTAGAATTGCCACCAACCACGTCTGAATATCTCATTTTCATTAGCTACAGGAGATTGCTGATAAAGAGCACCAAACCAGTATGAACCAATAGTATTTTTTATCTCAAGCAGTTTATCAATATTGTATCTATCTTTCCACAGTGCCTCGCCGGGCATCCTTCCGAGTTGATCGTTTTCACCTGCTATTGCAGGCAGGATAACGACTTCCCACTCTTCTGCAGACTCTTTCAGTATCCTTCCAACAAGATCATCATGATGCCATCTGGTCATAACAATAATAATTGAACCATTAGGTTCAAGCCTTGTATAAGCAGTTGAGTTGAACCAGTCGTATGTTTTTTGTCTGTATGTATCAGAAAAAGCCTCAATGTCGTTCTTGACAGGATCGTCAATAATAAGTAAATCAGCACCTTTGCCAGTTATAGCACCACGGACGCCAGCAGTTTGCAATCCACCTGAATTATTCAAGAAATCGAACCTATAAGAAGCATTCGAAACCGGATCGAGTTTAACATCGAACAAAGATTTTCCGTACTCTTGAATTATCTGTCTTATTTTCATCCCCCAGGATGCTGCGAAGTCGGCTTCATAAGTGGTCAAAATTATTCTTTTTTCAGGTGAATTCATCAGGTACCATGCAGGGAAGTATCGAGATATCAATTCAGACTTCCCGTGTCTTGGTGGCATGTTGACAATTAACCGCTTTATGTAACCGTTGTAAACATCTAACAACTTATCGTGTAGATAACTCAAGTGTGGCGGCAATTGAAAAAAGCCGTTACTCGCCTTCAGAGCCAGAAGCGCCGGAGTCACCTTGGCTAAATTGTTTGGAAATTGCATCAAATAATTCCTTTGCTTTCAATTTTGCTTCTTTAGAAATTGGAATTCCTGCAGTTATTTCAACATCGTTCTTTACGATATCGGTTGGCTCGCCTCTTGACTTTCTCTCGACATCCACAATCTTCGAGAACTTGTCAGCAACCATCCCGATTGCATAGAGTCTTTGAATGTCAGATACCCCGTCAAATTTTATCTCACCAGCGTTATAACGCTTGATGTAGTCATTCACAAAAGACATCATTGCACCTTCCAGACTCATAGCATGCTTGGCATGGCGCTTATACATGTCCTTGACAACCTTTTCCATCGCTTCAATACCAAGCTTATCAAGGTATCTGTCATAAGCCAGAACTCTCTCCTGCCAGTTATTCTTGATAGAAAGTACCTCAAGATACTGCTTGGAGATTTTGGCAACCTTAGCTGCTTTTACAATTGACCTGTTTGGTCCCATATCACGATAAATTTTAAACTTACCGAAAGCGCCGGCTGTTTCACCGTCTTGTCGTTCCCATAATTGAATGTCATTCATAAATTACTCGAAAAAAGATTTATCAAATTCTTCATTGTTTCTAATGATTGACAACGGTTTATCGTTGTCTTGACAGTACTGAATATATCTCAGGATTATGGCATCGCAGTATCTCGGTTCCAGCTCAAGTCCATAACAAAATCTTTCAAGGATATCCGAAGCAATTAAAGTTGTCCCTGACCCGAGAAACATATCCAGAACTATTTCACCTTTCTGAGAGCTGTTTCTGATAGCTCGAGAGGCAAGTGAAACAGGTTTTTGGGTTGGGTGAATATAATTTCCATTATGCTCACGATTAATTATCCATGCGTTAGTCTCATTGTTTGGTCCGAACCAACGAGCACCCTCACCATTCCCGTTGACCGCGCCCCTTCCTCCAAAAATACACGGTTCAGTTATTCTCTTATATCTAACCCAAGATAGAGGCGCGACCTGTTTAACCCATTGAATTGGTACTTTATCGTATGGTATATCTAATTCCTCAAGCACTGTTATTAGTTCTCTATAATATGTAGATGCATGCCAGATGTAGTAATGTCCCCATTCAATTAAATTGTTTTTAGCATTCTGAATAAAAGACTTTAAAAAAGAGATATAATCCGAGTCTGACATAGAATCTCTCCATTCGGAGCAATAACTATCAGTCCAATCTTTGCCGCTTTCCGAGCGATTTTTGTTAAATTCAGGATAATTAATGTTGTAAGGTGGATCTGTGAACAACATGTGAGCTAACTGACCATTCATTAATTTTGCAACATCATCAGGATTCGTTGAATCTCCACAAAGAAGTCTGTGTCCATTGAGCTCATACAAGTCGCCTGGTTGAGTTTTTGGATTGTCTGGAACTTTGCCAGTGAAATTATCATCTTCAATTTCAGATATATCATCAATCGTGCTATGACCGACATTCAGAATATCGAGCAGTTCAGCTTCAGTCCAAGGCAAAGTTGTAATCAAATCTTCATCCGAAAATTCGATCTTGATTTCTTCTATAAGACCGGCAAGTTTTATCTGGTCTGATTCGAATCTTGTTTCATTGGTTTCTATAGCTATCCTCTGAGCTTGAGGCAGTGAGATTCTCCCGCAATTGTAAGCGACAACACGAGTAAATCCTAATTCAACAAAAGCATCGAGTCTGTGATTACCATTAACAACTTCAAAAAATCCGGTATCGAGTTCTCGGATAATGATATTTTCAATCTGTCCATTTCGTTTAATGTTAGCTTTTAATTTTTCTTTTTTTACAGGATCGTCTAATTTGTAATTCCAATCAGCCTTTACAAGCTGAGAAATATCAATCTCAATAAAATTCCGTAAAAGTTCCTTTTTTCCCATAAATCACCTGAATAATCAATAAATATTCATGAAAAATTGAAGGAAAAAAGTGGAATATTAAAGTGCAAAGCAACTTTACTTTGCACGTGCATATGCACTTTACTTTGCACTTTACTTTGCACGTGCATATGCACTTTACTATGCACTTTAATAAGTCAAATTAATTTATTCAATTTTGCCGTTGAATAGATTAAGAAAGTTAAAAATGAAATTTTTATACATATACGGGGCTATTTACGAAGGCGAAATTGATCTAAAATACGTCCAAAGTGTAGTAGACTCACTCGAAAAAGATGAAGAACTGACTGTTTACATCAATTCACCCGGTGGGAGCGTCTTCGAAGGACTCGCAATATTCAACGTTCTTGCCCCTCTGAAACCAACAGTCAAGGTTATTGGTCTCGCTGCATCTATGGCTTCTGTCATTGCTTGCGCCGGGCGGGTTTTGATTGCTGACAGCGCCTTCATGATGATTCATAATCCCTGGACGGTTAGTATCGGTGATGCAGAATATCATAAAAAAGTTACTAACGAACTTCAAAAGATTCAATCACAAATAAAAAAAATTTACATTACAAAAACAGGTAAGTCTGAGGAAGAAATAACTGCTATCATGGAGCAGGATACTTATCTCAATGCTCAGGAATGCTTGGATTTAAAACTTGCAGATGAAATCTACAAACCGAACGACAAAGAAATCAAACAAATGGCAATCAATCAATTCGTTGCTTTTAATAAGATTATTAATTACAAATTAGGAGGCAATATGCCTAACAACACAAACATATTGCAGGGAGACGATAACAACCTGCAGGCAAAACTTTTGCAGCTTCAGTCAGATTTCTCGGCCAAACTAAAAGAAATTGAAACTTTGACGGCTGCAAACCAAAGATTAACAGAGGAGAGTATTCAGCTAAAATCACAACTTGATTCAATGACAGCAAAATCATCTCAATTGCAGACAGATTTGGATAATGCTAATTCATTGATAAAGTCCCAGGAACATCAGGTAGCGGTTATTGAAATACTATCCTTGCTAAAAGAACTGCACGCAGCTGCGAAAATAAATTCTGATGACATCAAACCCAATGAAAGCGATCCGGATAAGCTTTCCATACTGGGTAGAAAGCTCATCACTCTTAAGGAATCCGGTCTCAAATTCAATGATTCTAAAACACTTTACCAACTTGAAGTTGAAGAACTGCAGGCAAGAAAGCCAATGGTCACTGCAGGCAGGGATCTTTTTAGGTTTGGTAATGTAAACCGGGAACCATTGGATAGAAATGAAGAAATTAATCAAATTTTTAAAGAAATAGAAGGGGCAAACTAAATGGCTTCATTCATAGAATATACAAGCGTTATGTCTCCTGACATTGTTGCCGGAGTATTCCCATCGAAGGAATTTCCAGTAACAATTGCTTCAGGTCAAAACCTTGTTAGAGGTACTGCCATCGGGCTGAAAACCGATGGAGGAAAAGGCTACAAGTTGAATCAGGGTGCTTCCGATGGCACCGAAAATATGGTTGGAATCCTTGGTTCCGATACCGATGCTTCGGCTGCTGATTCAAAGAGCTTTATCTACGTTGACGGTATTTTCCGTTATGGGTCTATAATTGCCACATCTCCGGTATTATTGCCGGCTGGCATCTATAATTCTGGTGCAATCATTATTGTTGAGGAGGCATAAAATGATAGAAATTGATATTTATGATTCGAGGGATCTGACATTAGCAATAGACAAGACCAAAGCCATAGAGCCTTTTGTCTTGTCTAAATTATTTAAATCACCAGAAATGCATTCATCTGATAAGATTGATGTCGAAATTCTTACTGGCGGTGCAAGACTGGCTCAATTTGTTAATGCAGAAGAAAAAGCCAAACCTACTGTTAAATTGAACAAAAATACTCAGACAATCACTCTTCCAAGAACTTTTGAGAAGAAAGTGTTCACGGTTACAGATCTTGCCAACTACAAAAGTGTTGGAAATATATACACTGCGAATTCTAACGACAGAGTGAAACTTGCTAACCAGTGGGTTATTAAAGAACTGACAGATTTGAAGAACAGGGTAAAAAACAGACGCGAGCAGATGGCTTGCGAAATCCTGTCAACTGGTCAAATTGTTGTGAACCAAGACAACATAGCATTCTCGATGGACTTCGGATATACCTCAGAACAGCTTGTTACTTTACAAAATAACGATCTATGGACAGCTGATGCCTCTAACCCAATCAAGAATCTAAGAGCTTGGAAAATGCAAATCGGTAAGCTGGCAGGAGTCAATGCCGATACACTGATTCTTGGTGAAGAAGCCGCTGATGCGTTTTTGGCTAACCAAAAGGTTATCAAAGCATTAGATACAAATAACTACAAAGTCGGAGGCATTGATCTGAACTCAAATACTACTGCATCAGGTCTGTTTATTGGTAGGATTATGGGTATTGATATTTATATCTATAATCAGCAATACACTGATTCTGATGGCAATTCGCAAGATATGATTCCATCAACAAAGGCAATACTTGTTGCATCTCAGGCGCCTTTCAGACTCCACTCAGGTCCAATTTATCGTATTGATAGAGATACTGGTGAATTAAAAGCATACAATGTTGATATGTTTGTTGACATTGGTGATGGTTCTGGCAAATTAGCTCTTGAATGGGAATGCGAACAAAAATCACTGCCTGTTCCTCACGACCCGACTGCAGTAGTTTCTGCAACTGTTGTAGCATCTTAACAAGAGTGTTGTTATGGATTACATTGACATCTCATACATTAAGGCAAGAATCAGGGAAAGAATCCTTGTTGAGCTTACATCCGATAATCCTGAAGATGATGTGATTGACGAGGATAAACTTGAGTCTGCTATCAACCAGGCTGAATTGGAGTGTAAGAACAAACTGAGGAAACTTTACATTATACCATTCGAAATATCCACAGCAGGTTCCGAAGCTTATGAGGAATCGCTCATGGTTGTAAAGCGGATAATTGTGAACTTAACAATGTTCCACCTTTACGAGTGGTCCGGCAATGAAATACCTGAACAGTTTATTTCTGCTTGGAATGAACTTGAGGAAATCTCAACCGGAGCTACGAAACTGAATGGTTTTAAGATGAATTCTTTGATGTCAATTGCATCTAACAAATCGAGTGAAAGCAAAATTTACAGCGAATCTGTTTTATCAACTTATTGATGAATCATGTTGAAAGAATTAGAAGAAGAAATAATCGAATACTTGGAAAGCGAAAACATCGGAACTCCTGTAAAAGTATTCACTGAAGTTAACCTTGCTGATGAAGGTGTGTTTATTAAATGGGAAGGAATACCTTACGTGAATATCATCATGGAAAATGGTCCCTCTTTTATTACACATCATGTAATTGCACGGATAAACTCAAAAAGTCTTCGTCATCCTGTTGGACTGTATGACCTTATTGAACTTGTTATGAGCAAGCTCACTAATTTTGATATGGATAATTGCAGCCCTATGCAATTGATGTCAGTATCTCCTCCGCCGGAAAAGCCTGACAGCAAAGGATTCTATTCATCTACTATTAGATTCTCATTAAAAAGCAGATTCGATGTGAAGGTTCATAAAAAATCGGTGTTACCGGCTGCACCATAATAACCGGCGTTACTCCTGACCCTCAATCGGAGCTTGGGCAACTCCGGGAAAGGGGTCAACTCCTGGATGGTTAGCCCTGGTTTTGTAAGCCAGGGCGGATTTTAAAAACAAATAATTGGAAATATGTTCGACAATCCTGATCAATTCTGGGCAAACATAGCAGGGATAATTACTTTCTTGATCCTGATTGCTTCTGGAATTTTTAAATTGATTAAATACCAAAAAAACAGGAGTCGGGCAGAAGCAGAAAGGTGGGTTGAGATTAAAACACGACAAGATAAAGTAACCGAAGAATTGAAAGAACATCAAAACAAAGAAGCAATGTTATTTTCGCAGGAAATAAAAAATATCTATAATGCTATAGAAAATATGACCAACGAGCTCGTCAGCAATGAATCAAATCTGAATTTGCAGATCGGATTTATCAATGAAAAACTTGCTGATATGAAGAAAACTTTAAGAGAGCACGGAGAGATTATTAATAAAATCATCCGAAAGCTGGATAAAATTGCACCTAACGGTATAACTTAAAAAGGAGGTATCTATGACAAATTTTTGGAATTTCTTATTACGCCATAGTGCCTGGATCATCGCAGCACTGGCAAGTCTCTGGGGATTGTCGCTTATATTCGCTTACATCAATGTGGTTTTGAGAATCATTTTGATTGCAACATTGCTTACAAGTCTTGCTACAGGGCTTAGTATGTTTGTGTTGTTTGCTTACACAGAAATCAATTTCACAAAGCAAATCATCAAAGGAAAAGACAGCGAATTCAACTCAGTTGAACAGCATGGCTTTTATGAAGTGATAAAGGGAGTATTTATCGGAGTCAGCATCATTGTAGCAATGGTGGTTCTTGCTATGTACCAGAGCGAAATATTAGGAGCTTTGAACGGGCAGTGAGATTATTAATATTCATATTGTTTTCATTCAGTCTTCAAGCAGGTATCAAGTACCAGCTTAAAGCCGACAGGGACATGCTTATATTAGCTGAATATTATGCATTTTCACAGCTTGGACTCAACGAACTGACCGGTAACAATGACGGACCACACATTGAAGAATACCTGAAGTCAGTTGGATTAAACCCAAAAGGGCGTTTTCCCTACTGTGCCGCTGGGATTTATTGGTGTTTTCTGCAAGCACAGATCAAGTTGAAATCACTTGGCTATGATGTTGCGATACCTATCAAGAGAACTGCTTCGGCAAATGCTATTTTCGATGATGCAAAAAGCAGGGGCAAGAAAATCAATTATATGCCTCCTACCCGTGGAGATTTGCTTGTCTGGAAGTTATTGAACAGTTACAGCGGTCATATTGAAATGGTTATTATGAACATAAATAACATCCATGTCAGAACGATAGGCTTCAACACAAGCTCAGGAGTTAAAGGCTCACAATCGAACGGTGGTACTATTGCTATCAAAATAAGGTCTGTCTTCGACAATATCGGTAGATTGAATGTAAGAGGATTAATCGGATTCAGTTATGAATAAAACTGCAAAAATATTGATAGCAATAATAATTATTCTACTGCTTGTTGCTGCTTACTTCATGGTCCGAATTTATCAGCTGCAGAATACTACTACAAGCGTTAATTCAAGGATTGACACGGTTGAAGTTGTCAGGATCAAAGAAAAAATAGTTTTAGATTCAGCAAGAGCAAAGATCGTATTCAGAACGATTTATAAGCATGTCAAGGAAAATGCTTTTGAAGAGTTAGATAATTATTCTGAAAAATCTTCTACTGATTCTTTAAATAATATCCCGGCATTCACTGCGAGTTTGGACACTATTGTCAAAAAGGATACCATCAATGTGAGTTATTATTACCCTGAAAATTATTTCAAATTGTTAATTAAGCAGGCACCAGACACTCTGAAAACAATTAAAATCTTTAATGATAAGATTATAACACAAAAAAGCCTGTGGTGGGAAACAGCAGCCTATGTTGCTGGAGGGTTTCTTATAGGTTACATTATTGCAAAATAGTGGGGTGGAGAAATAGTATCTCGCCAGGCTCATAACCTGGAGAATGAGGGTGCAACTCCCTCCCCCGCAACAACTTAATTGAGAGGATATTATGAAATATCAAATTACATTAGATTTATCGGCAAATGCTGAAAGTTTATGGTATAAAGGGACAAACAACTGGCCGTTCGAGAAATTCAGCTGTCAAATAGCTCTTCACGATTTAGCAGGGACACCCGGAACAGATAAAATTCAAATAATTAAAACTTTGAACGAAAGCGAAACAATCCTGGAAGAATACGTAATACCTACAACTCCTGACTCGGCTGATGTTCAAAGTTACAATAAAGTAACATTATGCGAAGCTGTAAAATTCAAATTTGTTTCTGATGGAATAACAGGTGGTACCGCTGTGATTGACTTAATCATCAAGGAGGAATACTAATGCCGGAAATTAACGACAATGAAAAACAAAACAACAGTAGCAGCAGCTACAATCCGCCTATTCCGCAGAGTGATGTGCAGAACCTGACAAGCGATTTGTTAGCAAAAGCAGAGAAAAAGCTATCTATAAAAGCAGGCGAGAATTTGTCTGCTGGTGATATTGTAAAGATAGAAAGAATCTCTGGAGAGCCTGTTGCTTTAAAAATCCGAGACAACAATTCAAACTTTTATGATAGCTTTGTTACGGCAGGGACAGGAACAAGTTGGTCAAGCTTTCAAATATATAAATTGGACAGTGACAGACTCGTTGTAGTAGGTATTTCTGCAAATTCTTTGTATTGCAGAATATATAATATTACAACAAAAACCTGGGGGACTTCAATTCAGATTGATACTTCAACTGTTTCACTTGTTTCTGGTTGTGTAAATACAACCGATAACGTCATTGTTGTAGCTTGGGTTAAGAGTAGTATTGCTTACACAAGATTGCTAACGTGGAGCGGTGAAACGCTAACAGCTCAGGGAACAAATCAAAGGATAAACGGAACAGCAACCACAGTTCCTGTTTCCTCATTAGCTTACGTTCCAACAGCTAATAAAATTGTTTGCTTGTATAACGATGGAACGAGTAATTATACTATATCAGGAACGATTAACACAGGAACGTGGCAAGTAACTTGGGACGATGCATACAAACATAATCCCGTAATAGGTTTTACGAACTCAGCAACCGTTTGCTATGTTCCTGTAATTGATAGAGTATTTGTTCTTGGTAAATGGTCGCCATATACAAGAATGAGTATATATAGATTTGACACAGGAAATCTGACACCTATAACAGGGCAAGATGTAGGTAATATTACGTATAGTTATGAAAGGGCAATCTCAATTGGCAACAATAGAGTAATGTTTACAGGATGGCGAGAAGAAGCGGTAACAATTCGTATCTACACCATTGGTGAATCTACCATAACATTGGATTACATCACAACATTAGTAGATTACACGGGAGCGTCTTTTATTACATCTGTTTATAACTCAACAGAGGACACAATTTACTTAATCTATCTTGACTTAGCTTTATGTCATTATATTATAATGCCAATGCAATTCGATGGAACTAATTTACATTTTGGTTTGCCAACTGTATATGCTTATGCAGGTTCTAACACAGGTGGAACTTTTTGCATAGATGCAGTAGAATACGGTAACAGAATTGTAGGAATTCAAAGAACACGTCTTGATTCAAATTACAATCATATTGTCATTCATTCCTTGTATGATGACAGAATGAATGTATTTGGTTTTGTGAAAGTAGGAGCAAATTCAGGACAGAATGCAATTGTAGTTCCTCTTGGATTTCTGGATGATACAAGAAATGGATTAGTGGTTGGAAGGCACTATTTTATAGGAGCTGATGGCAATTTGCAAACATTCCGAACGCCTTTCTATTATGGCAAAGCAATTAGTTCAACAGAAATACAAACTTGCGATTTAACAATTGGGAGACAGGTACTATGATAATAGTAAACAAAGAAAATGATGTAATAATAGCAAACGAGCCTGATGGTTCAGGAACAATAGAGAATAACGCCATTCTTGTAAAAGACAAGGATGGTAACGAATTGTATTATTGTGCAGTAAT